TCCCGGCGATTTTCTTGTACGCCGGGCGGCGCTTGTTTCGGGTCCATCGGGCGGTAGCTTTCTCGGAAGCCTTCATTGGAAGTAGCTTAACGTATGGCCGCAGTCCTTCAGAGTATCGGCTGGTCAAATACATGGGAACAGCTCAAGCTATTCTCGAAGCGCTGTTGCGCCTGCGGACGAGTGAAAGACCTTGAGGAGTTCCATTTTTGCGCTCGCGCGCCGGATCACCGGCAATACCAATGCCGTTCGTGTCGGGCAGAATATGACCGGCGCCGCAAGCTCTTCGTCGTCGTTCCTGAAACTGCCATCACCGTCCGGCTGCACTGGAAGCCGCCAGACGTGAGCGTCCGCTACACATCGACCCTGCCCGTGGAGGCGTTCCGGTCGTAATTGGCGCGTAAGGGGCGACCGCCTACCTACCAGCCCAAGATGGCAGAGCAGGCCAAGAAGCTCTGCAAACTCGGTGCTACCGATCAGGACCTCGCCGACTTCTTCGGTGTGTGTACCCGCACGATCATTCGCTGGCAGGCCGAGCACCCTGCTTTTTGTCACGCCCTAAAGGTCGGAAAGGGCGAAGCAGATCAACGCGTTGAGCGTTCGCTCTATCAGCGCGCCGTGGGCTACTCACACCCTGATGTGCACGTGAGCAACTACCAGGGCGCAGTGACGCTGACGCCGATCACCAAACACTACGCGCCAGATACGGTCGCGTGCATCTTCTGGCTGAAGAACCGACAGCCTGAACTGTGGAGAGACAAGCACGAGATCGAGCACAGCGGAGACACCGACCTCGCAGAGATCCTGAGGACAGCGCGCCAACGTGCCGGCATCAGCGAAGAAGACGCCACGCACTGAGCCGCTCCGTCAGGAGCGTTTCCTTGCGTTGGTGGGGAAGGACCTGTCGCGGTTCGAACTGGACCCGTTGGGCTACGTTCGCTACGCGTTTCCGTGGGGACAGCCGGGACCACTCCAGAACAAGCAGCCGCGACGGTGGTTCATCGATCTGTGCGGGCGTATCCGGGCTGCGCTGCTCGCGAACCAAGAACGCGTGGCATGGGAGATCGTGCAGGAGGCGATCGCCTCGGGGCACGGCATCGGCAAATCGGCCGGCTTCGCCCAGCTCATCCTGTGGGCCATGTCCACACGGGAGCATACCCGCGGTGTCGTCACCGCCAACACGGACACCCAGCTCCGCACGAAGACTTGGCCCGAAGTCGTGAAGTGGCACGGTCTCGCCATCAACCGACACTGGTTCGAATGCACCGCCACCGCCATATTCCACAAGCAGCACGAGAAGACCTGGCGGATCGATGCCATCCCGTGGAGTGCCCACAATACCGAGGCATTCGCCGGCCTGCACAACCTGGGCAATCGGTTGCTGCTGGTGTTCGATGAGGCGAGCGCGATCGCAGATCCGGTTTGGGAAACCGCGGAAGGTGCGCTCACCGACGAGCTCACCCAGATCATCTGGCTGGTGGCTGGCAACCCCACGCGATCAACGGGCCGATTTCGTCAGTGCTTCACCCGATTCCGCCATCGATGGAACAGCCGCAACATCGACTCCCGCACGGTCGAGGGGACGAACAAGGCGCAGATCGAGCGCTGGCAGCGCGACTATGGCGAGCAGTCGCAGTTCTTCAGCGTCCGCGTCAGGGGCGAGTTCGTTGAAGCGGACGCAAACCAGCTCATCCCCCTGCAGTGGGTGTCGGATGCCAGGACACGATTATGGGACTGGACCGTTGGAGATGGATCGCTCCCCAAGCTGCGCGTCACGGTGGACGTCGCAGACGGTGGTGAGGACGAAACCGTCGTCACCGTCGCGCGCCATTACCAGTCGATGTGCGTCGTGCTCAAACAGGTCTCCTTCAGCTTCCAGCCATCGGTTGCCGTTATCGAGTCAGCAGATGCGGCTGAGCGGATGTTCCTGGAGTGGGGCGGTCGCAAGGACGTCGATGACTTCGTGGTGGACTCGCTCGGGGTCGGCGCTGGCACCGCAGGAACGCTCATCAAGGGTGGCTACCGCGTGGTCCAGTACAAGGGCGGTGCAGCGGCATCGAACCCGCTCAAGTGGCGCAACCGGCGAGTGCAGACCTATATCGCGCTACGGGACGCGTTCAGGGACGGCGCCATCGTCATCCATCCCGAAGCCCTGCAGGACGAGCTCGCGTGGGATGAGTTCGAAGCGCAGATCACCTCCGTGAAAACCAAGCCTGGAACAGAAAAGCTGGAGGATCTCGTCACGAAAGAGGAAATGCGAAGGGACGGCCTGAAGTCCCCCGATCGTGCGGATAGCCTTGCCATGCAGCTTGCGACTGTCGCTCCGGCGATCACGGGCGCATCCGCCTCGCGTCCACAAGCCGCGACCATCATCCCCTCGCGCGCTATGGAGGGCTTCGCAGGCTAGTGGCGAACCTCTTCACACGCGCATTGGCACGCTTCGCCAAGGTCGAGCCGCTCGAGTCGAACGCCAAACAGGCGTCGAAGCCATCGGACGACGTCGCAACCTACGAGCGGGCCCAGATCAGTCTCGGCCCCCGATACACCCCCGATTCGCTGGTGCGAGCCAAGGGCATCGGCATCTACGACAAGATGCGCCTCGATGAGCAGGTCAAGGCGGTCATGAACTTCAAACGTGACGCCATCACGGCGCGCGGCTGGACGTTCAAGTACGAGGATGAGTCGAGCCTGTCAGACACTGAACGGGCGCGTCGCATCCGGGTGTTCAACGAGATCTTCTGCAAGATGCGCGGCTCATTTGTGGACGCGCTGAACGTCGTTGCGACCGGCCGGGACTATGGGTTCAGCCTCACGGAGAAGGTCTACAGCGACGTCACGATCGACGGGCAGACCTACATCGGCCTCAACATGCTGCTCGGCCGTGATCCGTCCACGTTCGAGTTCTATACCGACGAGTACGGCATTCTGCAGAAGGTCGTGCAGCTTGCGGCGGGCCGGCGCATCGACGTCGACATGTCGCGGATGATCCACTACGTGCATTCGCCCGAGTTCGACCGCTTCTACGGTCGATCGGACCTGCGGGAAGCGTATCGGGCGTGGTTCATCAAGCAGCGAGTGGGCGAGTTCTGGGCGCTGTATCTGGAGCGGATGGCCGGCGGGTTCCTGGTCGTGAACCCAAAGATCGACAGCGACCCGGCTCCCGAGGGTACTGCGGCTGCCGAATCCCTCCATCAGGTGCTGCAAAACCTCCACAGTTCCAGTGGCATCAAGATGCCGCCGGGCTACGAGGTGCAGCTCATCCAGCCGGCCACCACCGATGCCTTCGAGAAGGCGATGGTGTTCTGGGACCTCGCCATCGCCAAGGCGCTGCTGGTTCCGAACCTGCTCGGCATCTCGCACACCGGGCAGACGGGCGCCTTTGCTCAATCCCAGACCCAGCTGGAGGCGTTCTTCTGGACGCTGAATGCCGACTCTGAACGTCTGGAAGCGACGATCAACGAGCAGCTCGTCAAGGATCTGGGTGATCAGAACTTTGGCGATGGAGACTATCCGGAGTTCTGCTTCAAGCCCGCGTCCCGCGAGCACATCAAGCAGGTCATCGCGGACTGGAAGACGCTCACCGATGCCAAGGCCGTGATCGCAACCACTGAGGATGAAGAGCACTTCAGGAAGCTGCTCGACATGCCCAAGCGGGATGAGAAGACAGAGCCGCTCGTCGATCCGCTGGCAGCCCAGCAGGAAGAACGAGCCGCACAGGGGCAGGAGTTCGACCAGGGCATGCGCGAGCGCCAGCAGGCCATGGCCGAGAAGGCCGCCAACGAGGAACGCTTCGCCGCGGTGAATCGCAAGCTCGATTCGATTACCGCAACCCTAACCAGCCTGCGACCCGCCGGGGAAGTCCATCAGCATACTCGTCACAACGGGGCTCACTCGCCCGCTGACGGGTCGCAGGCGGTTCCCCACGGGCCGCTGCGGGGCTGCACACGGGCTCAGTTCGACCGGGCTGTCCAGCGGGTGGCGTTCTCGGTCATCGAGAGTCGCCAGGAGCGAATGGCCGGAGATCTCACCGGACAGGTCGCACAGTTCGTCGCCAAGGGCGCGAAGAAGCTGCTGGGCACGGATGAAGACCTCGCCAAGCTCATCGACAACGACCCAACAGATATCGCCGGCGTCGAGTTCAACGGCGCCCAGAAGGGCAAGCTGAAAGACCTGTATCGCCGATCGCTCGCGTCGGCGTGGACACTGGGCGGCTCACTCGCTCGAAACGAGCTTGAGCGCGCCCGTGGTCAAAGATTGGTGCGCATGAAAGACTTGCGCGATACGGCTGCCGATTACTTCGAAGTGAACGGCTTCCGGATGGCAGGCAACGTCTCGGATGGTGTACGCGCCTTGATCCAGCAGGAACTGCAGAACAGCGTGAAGTTCGGTCGCACACCGTCGGATACCCGGCAGGTGATCTGGGACCGGCTGGTCTCGCGCGGCTTCACCTCGCGGGAGGCGGTGCTGGATGCGGAAGACGATCCGCAGGTTGCGCGCGCGCTGAAGGATCTGTGGGGCGTCAGCGAAAAGCAGACCGCTTCCTATCTCGACACGCTCTCACGCACCAACCTGTTCGAAGCGATGAACGAGGCGCGTTATGCCGAGTTCACCGACCCCGAGTTGGGCGGATTCGTGGTGGCGCTCCAGTACAGCGCGATACTCGATGACCGCACGACCGACATCTGTCGGGCGCTCGATGGCAAGACGTACGAAGAGGATTCGGACGTGTGGGACCAGTACCGGCCGCCGAACCACTTCAACTGCCGCAGCGTGCTGATTCCGGTGACGGAACTGGACGGCTGGGATGGGGAGGAGTCGCCGCCGCCGACCGTGCAGCCGGCGGCGGGGTTTGGAGGGACGTTGCAGTGAGCCATCCTATCGAATGTCGATGCGACGAATGCCGCGCGAATACGGCCTACCGCTTGTCTACCATGTCGAATGGCGTCGAGGTCGAGCTGCTGGAAATCGAGCGTAAAGAGCTGGGCGGCGGCCGAATCATCAAGAAAGTCATGACTGACGTGGCGCAGACGAAGGACGGTGCAGCGTGAGCGAGTCGCGTATCTGCGTCTGCGACTGGCTCAAATCGTTGTCGGATGATGACGTAATGAGTGCGATGGGTTGCTTGGCGAGGGAGTATGAGCGGCGCTGGCCGGGATCAGCGCGTCAACTGACACCTGAGGAAATGGCAGATCCTGAGAAGGTCGCTGTGCGACTCGCCGAGACGCAAGCGGCGATGCCCGAGAGTGCCCGAGGCAAGACTCAATGAACGCCACCGAACTCGCCATCGACGGCCTCGCCGCGCAGGAATGCGAAAGTCTCGCAGCCTGCGTCGCGCGTGGTCAGACCCCTGACACGTACGCTGACATTATCTTCAAACTGCGCGGACACGCAGAGAAGCTGCCCGCCGACCGCATCGCATTCTGGTCCGACCAGTGCAAGGCGCTGGGTGTCGTACTGATTCCCAAGTCGACCTCCAAGCGTCTCGAATCGACCAAGCCGGGAGGCACAAGCATTCCATAGCGACGGTCGACCTCAAGGGTCAGGAAATCTTTGCTGAAGGGACGTGGAACGGCATCCCGTTCAGCGATAGCGATGTCGACGGCATCATTCGCTCGTTCGACTTACTCGGCCTCGCTGGCCACATTCCATTGAAGCTGGGCCACGAAGGCCCGGACCCGCGTGACACCCCTGAGACGCAATTCGCTCTCGGCTGGGTCAAGCGCGTCTATCGCGAGGGCAAGAAGCTCCTCGCAGACATGGAAGTCCCGGAGAAGGTCGCGAGTTGGATTCGCGACGGCATGCTCCGCTTTGTTTCCGTCGAGCTGCTGAAAGACGTCAAAGCCGATACACGGGAAATCCCGTGGGTGCTCGACGCAGTGGCTCTCCTGGGTGCCGACCAACCCGCTGTTGGCATCCTCAAATCCCTGTCGCTGACGATGGCTCGAAGCACTGCACTCCAGTGTCGTGAGCGCGTGGCGTTCTCGCGGGACAACCCCACAACTGGAGGCCACAGGCCAACCATGGCAGATGAAGAAATGAAGGCGCGCCTTGAGGCCGCCGAGCGCGAGGCGGCAGACGCCAAGCGGAAACTGCAGGAGATGACCGACAAGACCCATCAGGAACGCCTCAGCGCCCATCGCGCGAAGCTCCTGGAGGTCTTCGAAGCGCCGATCAAGGCGAAGGAAATCCTGCCGGCGGTTCGTGAGCAGTTCAAGCGTGCGTACAACTTCGACACGGACGCGATTCTGAACTTCACGACCTCGGACGCTGAGTCCTTCGCGAAGATGCACCCGAATCCGGATGCGCCCAAGAAGGTGCACACCGCGGGCGGCGTCGACCCGAACGATCCGGCGGAGAAGGCTCTCTTCTCCGCACGCAAGACGCTGCATGAGACGCAGGTTGACCCGTCGCGCTCGCGCGATCAGGTGCTCACCGAAGCGGTCATGGCGGAGTTCCGTCGCAACCCCGATCTGGCCAAGGCGTGGCAGGACGCGCCCGGCACGATCCGGACTTCCTGAGGAGGCCAGCCGAACTGAATGTCAACGGAACAGAAATTTGACCTGATCACGGTCACGGCCGCTCAGGATCTCACCGTCGCCGACTGCCTGTATCACGCGGTGAGCCTCGCCGGAACGATCGTCGGCAGCACCTCGCGTGTGGGCGGCGTGCTCCGCACGAAGTGCTCCAGCGGCTCGCAAGCGAGCCTCGTCTACCAGGGCCTGTGCAAGGTCATGGCAGGCGCCGCGGTGTCGACGCTGGGCTACCCGCTCACCGTCACGGCCTCGGGCTGGTTCATCGCCGCATCGAGCGGCGGCTCAACGATTGGTCGTGCACTGGCGACCGCGGCTTCCGGGGATCTCGTCCCTGCGATGGTCGACTTCAACACCATCCCGGCATGGCCCGGCACTTGACGGGAGGCAGGAAATAAATGGGTCTTTCAACCGGAAAAGATCTCCATGTGGACACGTTCCTCAGCGAGATCGCCATCAACTACCGCCCGCAGGGCATGATCGCCGACCTGATCGCGCCGATCGTCTCCGTGGCGAAGGAAACGAACTACTACCCGGTGTTCAACCGCGGTGAGACCTTCGCCATCGAAGACACGTCGCGTTCGCGCGGCACTGAAGCCAAGCGCATCACGCGCTCGGTGAGCACGGCGGCTTACGCGTGCAAGAACTACGCGCTCGCCTATGACGTGCCGATCGAGGATCGGGCGAACATGGACGCGGCGTTGCAGTTCGAGCTCGACGTGGGCGCCACCCGCTACGTGGAGACGAAACTGTTCCTCGATTGGGACAAGCGCGTCACCTCGCTCGTGGGTTCGGCATCCAACGTCTCCACCGGCTTCCTCACGGGTTCCTCGTGGGTGGCTGGTGCCTCTCCTGGCGACCCGATCAGCATGATCTGGAAGGCCATGGAGCAGGTGCAGTCGCAGACGGCGCAGAAGCCCAACAGCATCTGCTTCGGCTGGCAGGCGTGGAACTACTTCCGTCGCAATTCGAACGCGAGGAACTTCGTCCTCGGCCTGAACAATGGCGGTGGCGCGGTTACGCGCAACGCGACTCAGGCGGCGTTCGAAGTCGACCGGCTCATCGTGGCAGGCGGCTTCTACAACACGGCCAACGAGGCTCAGGCGGCGGCTCTCACGAGCAATCCGCTGAAGGACTCGGTGCTCGTGTACTACTCGCCGCTCGCTCCGAGCCGTGAGGAGCCGTCGTTCATGTACTCGTTCCGCTGGACTGCTCCGGAACTGGGTACGCCGCTGGCGGTGATTCGTCACCCGTACGACACGCGCAAGAAGGTGGACGGAATCGAAGTGCAGTTCTACCAGGACGAGAAGGTCACCGGCTCCGAGTACGGCGCCCTGATTCTCGGCGTGGGCTCTGCGCAGGCGACCGGCCTCACCTGACAGGAAACCCCTTTGGCCGGGGTGTAAAAGCCCCGGCCTTTTTTAGGGGCCAAAGATTTCGCGCGCGAGCATAGTGTGGGAAAGGGGTATTCATGAAGTCAGTGCCTATTCGCGAGATTCACGAGATCGAGTTGTCCTCGATCTGTAATCTCGCGTGTCGGTATTGCCCCCATCCGAAGCTGCAACGCCCGAAAGACCACATGTCGTGGGAGACGTTCGAGCGCACGCTCGAGCACGTCGCCTACTACGTCGAGAAAGGAACGCAGACAGAGGTGTCTCTGACGGGGATCGGGGAAGCGATCCTCCATCCCCGTTTCATCGAAGCTGTGTTTCGAGTCCGTGAGGTGATACAGGGCCGGCAGATCACGCTTGCTACCAACGGTGTCGAGCTGACACCGGAGCTTGCTGATGTGCTCGCGAAGCTGCGCGTGGTGACCTACGTGAGCACGCACCGGCCGGAGAAGGCTGGCCCTGCATGGCAGATGCTGAAGGACGCCGGGGCCATCACGGGCCTCAATACGGCGTTCGTGGATTCGTCCATCGACTGGGCCGGCCAGGTGAACTGGCACGTCGCTGCGAAGGAGCACAATTGCAGCTACCTCGGTCTCGGCTGGGGTGTGGTGCGTCAGGATGGCAGTGTGAACGCGTGCTGCATGGACGCGCACGGGAAGCACAAGCTGGCGAGCGTCTGGGACGAGGTCGGGTCGCTGATGACGCGGCCGATCGGGCTGTGCGGGACGTGCCACCTCAAGGTGCCTGCGCATATGCAGGAAGAGGTGGCGGCGTGACTGCGCCTTCTCCACCGCCCATACGTCTTCGCGGTTACCCGCATCCGCCACCGCGCCCCGAAGTTACGGAAGCGCGTCGTATCGTGGATCAGGCGCTGGATGCGATGTCAGACGAAGACATGCTGAAGCTTGCTCAGCAATTGCGCGCGGCAGTCGCAGCCGTGCTGCTAAAGGTGGCTTGATGTTCCCCGTCCGCGCCATCCACCAGATCGAGATGACCAGCAGGTGCAACCTCGCCTGCAAGTACTGCGTTCATCCGAAAATGGCGCGGCCGAAGATCGACATGGACGACCGGACGTACGCCATGGCGCTGCTCTGGGCTCGTCGGCTTCCCGGTCCCGAACTGAACCTCGCCGGTATCGGTGAGTCGACCATGCACCCCGAGTTCGTGCGCAACGTACACCTCGCGCGCGAAGCCATCGGTCCGAACGTGCCGCTCATCCTGGCCACGAACGGCGTGACGATGACGCGCGAGATGGCACATGCCATCGCACCGACCCGCATCCGCGTCTGGGTGAGCCTGCACAGACCGGAGAAGGGCGGCCCGGCGGTCGAGATGCTCCGCGAGGCGGGCATCCTCGCGGGCGTGTCATGCGATGCCGCTATCGAATCGGTCGACTGGGCGGGCCAGGTCAAATGGCACGTGTCCACCCATCAGAAGGGCCTGCCGTGCCCGTGGGTGAAGAACGGCCGCGTTTTCGTGCTCGCAGACGGGCGAGTCGCGCGCTGCTGCTTCGATGCCACCGCGGAAGACATCCTCGGCACGCTGGACGATGACATCCCGTCGCTCCAGACCGCGCCCTACAAGCTCTGTCGCTCATGTCATCTCGACGTGGGCGTTCCCATGCCGTCCGCGAAGCTTGCGGACATTCCCATCAAACTGGAGGCACAAGTGGCCTATCGACAAGTAGCTGGAGGCACAAGCGTGCCATAGATATCGTCATTTACGCGGCAGGCATGCCGTTCGACGGGAACACCGTCAAGACCAAATCCCTCGGCGGGTCCGAATCCGCTGCCTACTATCTCGCGCGCGAGCTCGCGCAACGCGGCCACCGCGTCTCCTGCTGGACCAGCACCGACAAGGACGTCATCGTCGATGGCGTCACGTACTGCTCGGTCGGTGCGCACACCCAGGAAACCCCGCTCGGCGAGCGCTTCGATCACTACGCGTCGCACACGCCGATCGACGTACTGATCATGCAGCGCCAGCCCCACGCATTCCACAAGCGCTGGAATGCGAAGGTGTGCATCTGGCAGCTTCACGACCTTGCGCTCTACCGTAGCGCCGCGCACATGCTCAACGGCATGTGGCAGGTCGATGCGGTCACGACCGTGAGTCAGTGGCACGCCGATCAGGTGCGGAAGGTCTGGAGCCTGCCGGCCGACATCATCCGCGTCGTGCCGAACGGCGTGGACCCAGCGCTCTACGAATCTACGCCAACGAAGCCGTGCATCGCGTTTCGTGGTGACACGACTGAGGTCCTCAACGATCCGCGTGACAACAGCGTCATGCAGGTCCTTCTGCCGGCGACTCCATTCAAGCTGCTCTACCAGTCGCGCCCAGAGCGCGGGCTAGAGCACCTCGTGCGCCCGGGCGGCATCATGGACCGCGTACGCGATCTGCCGGTACACCTCGTCGTGTGCGGATATGACAACACGATGCCGGCCGTTGCCGACCTCTACCAGAAGCTCATGGCGCAGGCGGCGGAACTGCCGAACGTCTCGATCATCGGCGCGCTGAACAAGCCGCAGCTCGCGGAGCTTCAGAAGAAGTGCGACCTGCTCATTTACCCGACCGAGTTCGATGAAGTCTCGTGCATCACGGCGATGGAAGCCATGCATGCGGGCTTGCCTATGCTCACGAGCGAGGTCGCGGCCCTACCTGAAACCTGCGCCGACAGCGGAACACTGCTGATCCCGCTGGGGCTGCCAAAATTTGTGGATGGTCGAATCGTGCATCCGGCGGACGAGGATGCCTTCGTTGCGAAGCTAGAGTGGCTGTTCAAGGACAAAGCAGAGTATCCGCGCGAGCTAAAGGTTTTGAAGAACCGACAGACTAAAGCAGCGGAGTCGCGCACCTGGTCCCACGCCACGGACGTGCTCGAAGGCGTCATCGCAGAGTGTTTCGCGCGCAAGGTGCAGCAGCCCGGTGCCATTCTGCGTTCGGCCATCGAGCGATCAGATATCGCGTTTGCCAAGTGGTACAGAACGCGCGCGGCCTACCCCCACGTTGGGGGAGTGTTAGACGGCGCATATGTGCATACGCCGCTCACGGGCGTTGCGGCTTCGGCTGCTGAAGAAATCGACAGGCTATTTGCCTTCGCCGAATCCGACGAAGCCTACCGCGCCCACTACGCCAAGCACCAGGGCGTCTACTACGACTCGCACGAAGAGGCGGTGATCGGCGAGGACGTCACCAAGACGACCCGCTTCCGCGGCGTCATGCAGTACATCGTTCAGCACTGCCACAAGACGCAGAACATCGCGCCTCGCGTGCTCGACTACGGCTGCGCCCACGGCCACTACTCCATCCCCATCGCCAAGACCTTCCCGATGGGGCAGTTCGTAGGTGTCGACATCAGCGAGCGGGCCGTAAAGGCCGCGCGCAAATGGGCCGATCGGGATCTCGTGAAGAACGCCTCGTTCGTCCAGATGTTCGATGGTGTGCTCGGGACGCTGGAGAAGTTCGACGTGATCGTGGCGGGCGAAGTGCTCGAGCACGTCATCGACCCGTGGAAGCTGCTCGACGACCTGCGCGCCTGTCTGAAACCGGGCGGCTGCCTGATCATCACCACGCCATATGGCCGCTGGGAACACTCGGGCACGGTCGCGTTCCGCACGGGCCGGGAACACATGTTCCACTTCGAGCGAGCCGACATCGAGGATATCTGCAGGGGCCACGATGTCGACATCGCCTACGCGCCCGCCGGGCACGACAGCTCGGGCGAAGGACTCGGCTCCTGGATCTGGGCCATCTGGCCCAAGGATGCACCCTTCGGCCGTCCTGATTACGAGCGCAAGCTCAGACTCTATGCGCCGCGCGAGACGATCTCCCTGTGCATGATCGTCAAGGATGCCGAGAAGACGCTCAGGAAGTGCGTTGAATCGGTGGTGGACTGGGTGGACGAGATCATCCTCAGCGTCGATCCCACCACCGCGGATCGCACGCTCGACGTCTGCCGGCAACTGGCTGGCGACTTCCCGAACCGGCCGTTCACGTATGCGCTTGCGGAGAAATCCGCCCGTCGCGACGGCTTTGACGAAGCTCGCAACGAGTCGATCGCGAAAGCATCTGGCGACTGGATTCTGTGGTGTGACGCGGACGAGGAAGTCCACACCCCGTGGAACCTGCACAAGCTCGCGCGCCATTCGATGCACAACGGCTATGGATTCGGCCAGGTGCATTACTCGGTTGGCCCTGAGGCCGTGCTCACCACGGACTATCCATGCCGGTTCTTCCGCAACCGCAAGGGCGTGAAGTTCTACGGTGTCGTGCACGAACACCCGGAAACCGAAATGGGCAAGGCGGTCACGCACTCCGTCGTTCGTCCCGAGGTGAAGTTCCTGCACTGTGGGTATGTTGACGAGGACGCGCGCAGGAAGCGCTACCAGCGCAACCTGCCTCTGCTCATGCGCGACCGGCAGAAGTACCCGGACCGCGAGCTCAACAAGTTCCTGTACCTGCGGGATCTCGCGCAGGGAATGATGTTCGAGCAGGAACAGATGGGCGGCCGCATCGCACACGAGCATGTCGTGCGGGCGAAGGAAGGCATTCGGATCTTCGAGGAGCTGGTCGCAACGACCCAGCACATTCGCATGATCTCGGATGCGTTGCCCTACTACACGCATTGTGTGGTGACTTCTGGCGGCGGTTTCGAAAGCGAGATCACCATCAAGGTCGCCAATCCCCAGGCCCCAGCCCTTGCCGTTAACACAGCGATCAAGGGCGCATTTCACTCACGCGAGTTTTTCAAGACTCTCGCCAATCGCTTCATCGAGGAGCCCACCAAGCACTATGAAGATCGGTACCTTTGACGACCTGCTGAAGTCGGTCGGTCTCGCACGCGTCAGTCGCATGAACGAGCTGATCGACAGCGTTTCCATTCAGGGTGAATGGGACGTGAAAGTCGTGCGCGCGGACGGTCAGATTGAGCGCAAGACGCTCAAGAACATCGTCACGCGGCCCGGCCTGAACCGCATTGCGCACCGGGCGGTGGCAAGCGACACCTCGCCGTTTTTCTACATCGCCATCGGCACGGTGACCGCCGCCGCATCGCTCGACTCGACGCAGGCCGGCCTCGGTGAGGTCAAGCGCAAGGTTTCAGCGGTCGGCTCGACGCAGGCGCAGTCATCGGAGTGGATCTTCCTCCAGTGCACGTTCGGCGGCGCGGCGGACAGCGTCACCTCGCTCGCGCTCGACTCGGCCGGCATCTCTGACGGCGTAAACTCCAGTTCCGCGGTCGGCATCTTGGGGAACCAGGTGAATGGCATCGGCGTGACCCTCGCCAATTCCGATCTTCTGGATCTCACCGTGCGCATTCGCGTGGGCTCGCACGCTGGCGCGCACAGCACCTGATGGAGGCAAAGATGGTTCATCGACGGATGGCGATCGCGGTCGCGCTGCTGTGCACGGCACCGCTCATCTACGGTGCTGTGACGACCACGGAGTCCACGCTCGTCTCGCTGTACAAGGGGACTACCAAGACGGCGGACTATGGCTCATGGGATGCGTGCCAGACCGCCGCCCGGGATGCAGCGAAAAAGCTGACGACCGGGACGGCCACGTGGTCCTGCAAAGGCGAGACACGCAAGCTCGTCGCGACGATCACGGCCGATCCGCCGGCAACCTGTACGGCCCCGAAGCCGGCGGATCTCACGCGTTCGCAGGCATGCCCGCCTGGCACGACCGGGTCGTGGCTACAGACGAGCACGGCTACCGCGGTTCCGTATCCGTCGTGCTGGTCCACCGGAGACTTTCTGCCAGCCAGCGCGCCAGCGGGTGCGTGCACGCCTGTCGTTGTCATACCGCCAACAACCGGGGCTGACAGCCGGTCTGGCATTGCGGTGCTCGAGAATTTCTCGAATCAGCGCAAGGCGAACAACGGCGCCGATCTCTACTTCGACGTCTACAACGGCAACAAAGGCGATGCTGGCCCGAACCAGTCGGTGCTTGGTGTGGCGAACCACGCGCTGCGTATTTCCGTTCCGGCAGACAACGTGCTGTATGTCGACGCGGATTCGTGCTGTTACACGAGCGCGCGCGACTTCCTCGCGGGTCACGTGCTTTCCGGCAAGGTTACGAGCGCGACCAATCGCCTGAGCTTCCTCATGCGCGGAAGCATCGACGCCCCGCGCCGTACGGATGGCGGTGACACCGCAAACGTCGGTACGTACGTCAAGTCCACGACGGACCTGTCATCTGGCGCAGAAGGGGCCACGGGCGCGCACTTCTATCACGGGTTCGACCCGGCGTTTTACAAGGACCGCTGGGTGAAGTTCGTCGTGACGAACAAGCCGCAGCACCAACGCGGTGGCGCGAACGGTTCGAACTACGAGCCGCAACCGAGCTACTTCCAGCGCATGACCCGCACCTACTACACGCCCTGGGGGTACTACCCTGGCAATGCGGCGTCCACCTGGGAGCTCGCGCAATTCGAGCTCTACACGGAAGTCGGCGAGGCCGACAGCGACATCGCTTCAATGACGCTGACCTACAGTGGCAAGCGCTACGAGGTGACATGGGCATCGAGCCGCAGAAAGTCTGAAACCTTCGACGTGCTCTATTCGCTCGACGGTACAGCGTTCAAGTCCTTCTCTGGTGGCCAGTCGGGCGGCACCGTCTCGAACACCGGGGATGACTACGCGAATGTTTTCTGGGCATCGCCTGCAGTGCCCGAGAGTCCGAATGGATTCTGGATCGCCATTCGCAAGCAAGGCTCTACGCTCTTCACGAGCGAATACCTGAACTACCAGATCGGTCCGGGCAACACGGCGATCCCATGACGGGAGGCGCTCGCAGTCGTTGACGATCATCAAGGTTCGTCGTGGCCTGAGGGTTCTCAACCCAGGGACCGTGAACACGAAGGTTCTTACGGATCTTCTTGCGATGACGGACGGGCGGGTATCTACACGACGGCTTGTCAGGTCGCTAACCGATTCGCTGACGATGACGGATGCGAAGACTACCTCCACTGGCGCAGTCGGCCAGCAGGTTCAGAATCTGGTCACGTTGGATAATTTCGCCACCTGGCGAAACTCGCCAGTGGGCGACAACGATAAGCTCTTCCGCGAGTACAACGGCAACGTCCGTGATGCAGGACCCGACCAGACGTGTAACGGCGTCATCAACAACGCCCTGAACATCACCGTTCCGTACCTCATCACGACAGACAACCCCGACGGCACCAATATCTGGTACGCCCAATTCATTCCGGGGCTGTACAACAATGATCCGCTGTCCTACGTCAAGGGCAACCTGACCTCAGGGACGTGGAACGCGAACATCAATCGCATACGCTTCTTCGTACGCACCACCGCAACGATGTCGCGCGACCCCGACTGGGTTGGCAACAACTGCTACATGGGGACGTACTACAAGACGACGAATCTCACGGACGGCTCCTACCAGGGCGATCACTACTACCACGATTGCCACACGTCGATGCCGGCGAACAAGTGGGTGATGTTCGATTTCACCAACACGCCGACGCACCAAGTAGGTGACAGCGACAACCATCACAACTTCGCGCCGTTCAGCGACTACTTCGACAAGGAGACGCGCTGGTATTTCACGATGTACGGCGACTACACCGACGCGCATCAGACATCAACGTGGGAAATGGGGCCGGTCTCGCTGTACTACGACCCCGACGGGCCGCAGAGTCAGACGAACGACCTGCGCGGCATCAGCCTGTCGCACGATGGGACGCAATATCGGTTCAGTGCGTGCGGTCCGCGCGACAGCACCACGGTCTTCAACATACGCGCGCGCTACGACGGCGTGCCCATGCGCACCGCCGGCTTCAGCACGGGCACGTCGATCGGCTCAGTGCAGGGCCGTGGCGACACGTACACGTGCATGGGCTTGGAGTGGACGCACTCCGAATCTACGAGCGGTTTGTATCTGGCGTGGCAGCGCTCGGGACAGTCGACGTTCCGAGAAGTCTATTACCCGTATCAGCCAAGTCCGACGAATCTCGGGCTCGTCGCGGCGTGAGACCCGGATGATCACTCCATTCGGTGAAATGGATCTGGTCTTCTGCAAGGGGGTAGCTGCGGTGCTCTTCCGTGTAGCCGAAAACCAGCAGTATGGCGAGCGCCAGAAGTGCGAGGCCAGCGAGCACGCAGATGATGATGGTGAACATGACGGGTTCCTTTCCTGTAATTCTTGTTCCCGAGACGAGGATATCTCGCCGTGATCTACCTTGTCACGGGACATCCCCGAAGTGGGACCTCCATGCTGATGGCGGCGCTCGAAGCCGGCGGCATGCGCGTTCATCGCAGCGCGAGGCGTGAATTATGCAACGTCGTCCCTGGGGAACGGACGTACGTCCCGAACCGCGGCGGCCTTTTCGAGCCATCCCGGCAGGAAATGCAGGAGCCTGGCTGGCCGCGCCATCACGATGGCTGCGCGCTGAAGCTGGTGACGCCCTTTCTAGGCCGACTAGGTGTGCATGAGTACCGGGTCGTTTTCATGACAAGGGATTTCGAAGAGATCCGCCAAAGCTACCGTGCCGCGTTCGGCGCATCGGTCACGTGCGAGCGGATACAGCAGGAGTGCGAAGAATCTATTCTCACTTTGCGTAACCGGCGGGATGTGCGTGATATCCGGTCGCTTGAATACGCGGACGTGCTGGGAAACCCTGCTAGTGCGATCGCATCGCTCGGCTGGCCCGTAGATACCGCCAGAGCGGCGCGTGTTGTGGATACAGATCAGTATCGCTTCCGCCGAGAGAGGCTCGTAGCAGGGCTGTGAAGGGCGAAAAAGAGATTCTCGCCGCGCGGACGGCCAACACCAAGACGTTCGATCTGGGGGGCAGTCGGCGCCGGCTCGAATGGTACGGACGGCCGATTCACGCCCCGGCGGATTGCCAGAGATGGGCGCGCGGTGAGCCGTGCGACTGGGACGACATCGACACAGGTGTGGTCCAAAAAGCAGGGCGGCTCGCGGTCAACAAGGCGTGGTATGGCTGCGAACTCCTCCCGGATGCCGTCGGGTATCTCTACACGTCCATCAAGACCGGCGGGACCGTAGAGGTTCGACTGCTGGAGCTGGATGGCAAGCCGGTCACGGCTCCCGCTCCACAAGCAGAGCCGGGCAAAGTGTGGTGGCGAAGCGTCGCGACCGACCTCGACATCTACCTGGAAATCCGTCCCGGCAACATAGAGCTCTTCAAGAGGTTGTTGAGCGACAAGGCCCCACGATCACTGCTCTGGCAGGTGACAGAGCGTGATGATCGGAGTATCCCACTCAAGCACCAGACCGCTGGCCATGACAATTGCGACCTGACCGACCCGGCGCGCGATGGGACGGGCGTCGGGCGCGTCAGGCGTCGCATCGAGATGGCGACCGCCGTCGTGGGGCCGGAGAGCCGCGGGCAGGGCACGATTACATACACGGTACTCGAGCGCTGGACCGGCAAGACGGTAGCGCTCGATGCCGATCGTGTTCCGTCGCTGTCGGCCGAGGTGAGCTATCCGGTCCTGATCGACGTCACGGTGAACGAGACGATCACGGCGGACGCGGATGACGGGTTCCAGAAGAACGACCTCGTCTGGAACACCTCCTACGGGGGCACCGGCGATTCCATCATCTATGATCCCGCGAACGCCGAGCACATGTTCCCCGGCTGGCGTTTCCAGACGGTCGCGGTGCCTCAGGGCGCAACGATCAACAGCGCCACCCTCACTCTGAACATAACGAAGATAGGCGGGGGCACCGGTTCGGCGGCGACCGTATTCGGCTCGGCCGTGGATGACGCGCCGGCATGGGCGAACAATGCCGGCCCTCGCGAGATGACGAAGACGACCGCGAGTGCGTCGTTCGGAGCATGGGGTGGTAGCGCAAGCCTCGGCTCCAAGACCATCACGGTTACCAGCATCGTCCAGGAGCTGGTGAACCGGGCCGGCTGGGTCAGCAACAACGACATGGCATTTGCCGCTTTCTTCACGGAAGCGGACAACGTCGCCTATTCGTATTTCGACGACCTGGCTGGCGGCTCGTCGAACGTCGCCGCACTGTCGATCGACTACACCGCCGCGGGCGGCGGCCCCATCACCAAGGTGATGTCCGACGCTCTCACGCTCTCGGATGCACGTGTGAGTGGCGCAACACGACCGCGCGTGCAGACAGACTCGATTGTTGTCACGGACGGAGGTGTTCAATGGCGTCGCTTGAAGCGCGTCATGGACGAACCGACTGTCGTCATCGATTCGATTGTCAAGAACCTCGTCCTGGGCGGGTCGACGCTCTACACGAAGGTGATGAGCGATAGCCTTGCGGCGACGGATTCACTGGTTCAGTGGCTGCGGCGCGTGCGAAACGCCATAGACACAACCATCCTGAGCGATGGTGACACGTACCGTACTTCGATCGTGACCGCGGACGAGGGAGTAGACCTCACCGATAGCGCGATCGATATTCTTCGCCTGAAGCGAATTGCCGAAGATAGCCTCAACATCATCGACGGCTTCTCCAAGGCTCTCGCAGGCGCGGGCATCGTCTACGCCAAGGTGATGTCGGACACCGTGACGCTGATCGACGATGCGGGCCAGCGCTGGCGCCTGCGATTCGCCCAGTTGACGGATGCAGTCGGGCTGAGTGATCAGGTACTCGACTACCTGCGCGCGGTGCGTTCCCTTGGAGACGTGGTGGAGCTTTCGGACGGCACCGTGAAGGTGCGCCGGACCATCAAATCGATGGACGAATCCATCGAGGTCACGGACAACAAGATCTCTACGCTCTACCTTGATCAAATATCGAATACCTCATTCACTTTCGGATCGAGCGGGCCGCCATTCCGCTTTGGAGGAATGTAAGTGCGAATCAACGTACTTGAACGGATTGCCGGCACGACGTTCATGCAGACCGTGGTGAATACCGGCGGCACGATCTCGCCGTTGTCCTTCCAGCTCATTTCAGGCTCTGAGACGCTGGTGAGCTCTGTTGCTGGTGTGGCTTCCGGAAACGGCGCGTACTACGGTTTGCACACACTCCCCGGCTCCGAAGCGTGGTACGTTGGTCAGATGATCGGCGTCATCAACACGAACACTTACGTTGCTCGGCAGCTCGTGCGGGCACGCGCGCTCGAGGTGGACTGATGGGCCGCTACATCAAGTGGGATGACGTCGCCAACAGCTACCCAGACTGGGCGAAGGCTGCAAGCGCCAACAGCGTTGGCAACCTGTGGATTCCGCGCGCGGAGGATGAGGTGGACGCACGGCTGGCGCCGAAGTACACCGTGCCCTTCACGCCGGTCCCGGGTGTCGTGCGCGACCTCGCCATCGACCTTGCGTACTACAAGCTCGTGTTCGCGAGCGATAAAGGTAAGGCCCTGTGGGATAGCCTCAAGGAGCGGTTCGAGTCCATCCTCGATGGCTCCATGCTCCTGACCACGAGCGCGGGAGCCTTGGGTACGGGCGATCGCGCGTGGTCCACTCATCAGAGCTACCCAACGCAGTTCGGCGTAGATAGTGACGTGAACTGGCAGGCGTCCTCCGCCTGGGCCCTCGATCAGCAGGAGGCACGCGGCCAGATTTGATTCGCGTCGAGATCAATGCGAGCGCTGCCATCCGCAGGTTCGAAATGCTGGTCAGCGAATCCCGCGACCGTCGAGTCCCGAATCGGCAACTTGCTACCCAGCTGACCGGGTGGACGCTGCGCAACTTTCAGTCCGGCGGATCGCTTCAGACGCCAGCATGGGCGCCGCTCAAAGCCTCAACCGCCAAACGCAAGGCGAAACTCGGCTACTCGGCCACGCCGCTCATTCGAACCGGACACTACCGGCAGTCGTTCCGCCCGTTCTATGACAACGACCGGGCCGGCACGGGCTCGGAAGTGCCGTACTCGAAGTACCATGAGACCGGAACCAAAAACCTCCCACAGCGAGCGGCGTTGCCTTCTGAGCAGGTTGCGCTGAGCTATGCCGTGCAGGTCTACGAGCGCTGGGCAGCAGGTCTTGCGAGAACCGCATGAGCATCACGACACAGGACATCGCGGCGGTCGCGTTTGCCGTGGACTCTCTGGTCAAAGATTCTCAGGCCGTTCAGGATATTGACCCGAATATCGAGGTTGCCGAACAGATCAATGAAGATCCGACGAGATGCCCTTGGGTCGGGATCTATCCTGCCCGCTGTGGCTTTCCGCCGCGAGGCGCGGGCTTCGGCGCCGGTTTCCGCTATCAGAATCCGGAAGTCTTCGTGGTCTGCCAGCAGCAGCACGCGAACGATGGTCGAGTCTGCCTTGAATTGCTCGGTGAGTTGGTGAAGGCCGTGACCGGAGCCATCCTCTCGGACGCAAGCCTCAGAGGCACAGTGCAGATGACGACGGATTTCGACGTCGAGTTCAGCGGGTACCAGAAGGTGAACGACGCAATCATGCAGACCGCCACCATCCGCGTGGTTGGGCAAACGACCGTTTCAGGAGGCTGACCGCAGTAGATGAGCTATGGCGCACAGGCGAAGGTCGGCTTTGCCCGACAGACGAATCCAGGGTCCTACGTCATCGCGACTTCGGCACCCACGTCCTATCACGCGATGGGGTTCGTCTCGCATGACATCGGACTTGAGAAGGAAGAGGTTATATCGCAGAACCTCATCGGCCGATTCGAGCAGGGGGCCACATACTCGGGTGCCAGCAAGGTCAACGGCACGATCGAGTTCGAAGCTACGCCTCGCAATCTGCTCACCGCGCTGGGCCTGGCGGTGTCGCATGTACCGGCCACGGTGAACTCGGGTTCCATTCGCAGCTGGACGTTTCTGCCGAACACCGTCGACTACGACTCCTCGTACATCAAAGCTCCGTGGTCGATGTACTCGCAGTTCTCGGACTCAAACTCCGCCGACCTGTTCTACGACATGCAGTTCGGCCAGCTCGACTTCGTCATCTCGCAGGGGCAGTTCACGCGCGGTCGATTGCAGTGCGTGGGCGGCAATCGTGTTGCGACAGGCGTAGGTTCGGCGAACATCGTGCCGGACGCGTCGGATGCGGGGCGCCTCTTCCCCTGGAACGTCGCGTCGATCTCCTACTCGGGCGCGGCTCTTCAGACGATGAGCGATGTCACGGTTTCTCTGAACGAGAACATCGACGCGCTATATACGATCAACGCAAGTCTCGCGCCGTTCAAATACACGCGCACCGGCTTTCGTGAGGTGACGGTGAACGGCACCTTCTACATGACCGACCGCTCCATCCTGAACAACTTCACCGGAGAAGTTCAGGCGCGGCTTCTCATCACGCTCGTGTCGACGATCGCGGCGGTTCAGTCTGGTTACTACAACACGCTGACCATCGACGTCCCGCAGCTGAAGATCACGCAGTTCAAGCCGGCCGTGTCCGGACCCGGCGAAGTGTCTGTGCCATTCACTGGCCGCGGCGTCATCGACCCGAGCAGCAGCTATGCATTGCAGCTCACCCTCATCAACACTCGGCAGATTGATCTCTAGGAGGATCAGTGAGTCAGTATGTCCGGAGCATCGTCGTAAAGCGCGACTTCGAGAACGACAAGGTAGTGATGGCGCTGAAGCCAGTGGGCTTCGGCGATGCCCTGAAGTTCAAGAACATCGATGTCGACAAGCTCAATGAGGACGATATCCCGGCGATCTTCGGTGACCTGAAGAAGTACGTGACCAGTCTCACTGGCCTGCGATCCGAGTCGGGCGAAGAGGTGACGGTCGACGAGCTTTTTTCGGTGTTCTACTTTTCGACGCTGCTCATCGACATGCTGACGGAATGGGTGGGGAAGGGCTCTCCGAAAAACCCTTCGTCGCCCGGCGCGTCGCAGGGCGAATCGCAGCCGGGGTAACCGTTTTCGATGCGGACCCGCTCGAAGGCGGGTTGACGATCCGGCAGTGGATAGACTTGTGGCTTTACACACATGATCAAGGTCGACGCACTGAATGGCCGGACGGCGGGTGCCTGCTCGAGCAGCCCGCGATCGCAGTCGCCATGCTAGACCTCATCGGCGAAGCCCTACGGGAGGCGGCAGAGCAGGCTGGCAAATAACGTAGTCGAGCTCGTCGTCCGTCTTCAGGACAAGCTCAGCGCGCCGCTGAATCAGATCAACGGCAAGCTCGGTGCATTCGGCCAGAGCATCGGCACTCTGGCAGGCGCAGCAGGTCTTGCGGGAATTGCCGCGGCCCTCGGTGGCTTTGCCAAGAAGAGCCTGGAGTCAGCCGATGCAATCGGCGATGCCGCGGACCGCGCCGGTGTCGCGGTCGAGACGCTGTCTCGCCTTAAATTCGCAGCCGAACAGAACGACGTAGAGTTTGGCGCGCTTACCATCGCGATCAAGCGATGGCAGGTCACGCTGTCGCAAGCCGCCAGTGGAAGCAAGGATGCGGCAGGCGCTCTCAAGCTGATCGGGCTCAACGCGGCAGAGTTGAAGGGTCTCGGACTCGAAGAGCAACTCTCGGCGATAGCGGACCAGTTTCAGCGCATCCGTGATCCCGCCGATCAGACACGCGTGGCTGTGGAGCTATTCGGTCGTGCCGGTGAGCAGCTCGTTCCCTTGCTCAACAAGGGTGGTGGCGCGATCGATGAATTGATCGCAAAAGCGGATGAGCTTGGTATCACGCTGGATCAGCGCACGGCCACGTCAGCGGATCTTGCGGACAAGGCGCTCAAACGGCTGTTCGCGACAATCGAGGCCGGAGCATCGCGTTCGGCCGGACGTCTTGCGCTCGCCTTCGTTGGCGCAAGCGATGAGCTCGACTCGATCCGTCTGAAGATCGAGGAACTGAAGCGCCAGCGCGACGAACTTCAGAACGGCGGGTTCCTGACCAATCTGCTGGTACCCGACGGCCCGCGGCAGCGGGCGATCGAGAACTTCAATCGGCAGATTGACGAGCAGCAGCGAAAACTGAATGCGTTTCAGCGGGCCCAGGCGGGAGACAAGAAGCCGGATCTCGTTATTCCCGCGGTCGAAACACCCATCGCGGAAGCGACGATCAAGCAGCGCAAGGTTGAGCTGGAGGGACTGGACAAGCTGTTCGACGAGTTCAATAAGAACACGAAGGTGCAGGAGGACGTCGCGCTCGATAACTATCGCAAGGCGATTCAGGAGATCGAGCAACTGACCGCGGCAGGCGTGATCGACTTCGAAGAGGCCGGACGGAGAATCCAGGCGACGTCAGCAAAATTCGACGAAGCGGTGCTCATCGATCCGGTGAAGATTACCCAGACCAAGGTAGTCGTGCAGCAGGTGCTCACCGACCAACAGCGCGCCGTAGACAAGTTCGTCGACACCCTGTCTGTCGGACTCGACAACCTCGCTCACTCCGGTGAGCTGACAGGCCGTTCGATTCTCAAGTACCTGCTGTCCGCATTCGAGGCGCAGGTGCTGAAGGATGCCATCTCTGGACTTGGGGTCTACCTCAAGAAGGCGCTCGGTGGTACGGGCGGCGCAAGCAGTTCCGGATTCGGCGCCTTTCTCTCGGGCATCTTCGGCGCATTTGGCCACGCAGCCGGCGGTGGCCGAATGTCTGGTCCGCGCATCGTGGGCGAAGACGGCCCAGAGCTCGACATGGGCGGCGGCAACATCCTGAACCGCCGGCAACTGGCGTTCGCTGGAAGCGGTGGTGGCGACGTCAGCATTGGTCCCACAACGATCATCGTGCAGGGCGCGTCAGATCCGGCAGCGACAGCGCAGTACGTCGAAGCTCGCATTCAGTCGAACAACCGCAAGCAGCTCGAGCAGATAAATCGGCTGATGAGAGATAACTACGGGAGATCGCTGCGCTAGTGGCTTCTGAAGTCATGATCCCGCCTTGGGTGCGTCCCGAGTCGCCCGAGACCATCCGAATGATTGACGATGCGACGGTCGCGTTCCAGCCGTCGTTCGGGCGCGGACAGACTCAGCGTGGCATCTTCGCGGACCCGCGGTGGGGCTTGCGTCGCCGGTATCGTGGCCTGAGGTCAGATGAGAAGGCAGCGATTTTAAACGCGCTGAACGAGTCTCGCGGGCAGTTCAATACGATACGGGTTACGCCGCACACGCCGATTCGAGGAAGCTTTGCGACGAGTGAGTTGCTGACGAATAACACGTTCGCCAGCGGCACCACCGGATGGGCGGCGGGCTCCGAGTATTCGATCAGCGTGTCCGATCGGGTCCTGGCCGGCGTGCGCTCAGCGATGACCGCTGCATCGACCATCGCCTCACAAACAGTGGGAATCACCCAGTACGCGCCTTACGTTGGGCGGGTCATGGTCAATTCCGGACGGGGGACCTATTCGTCTGTCGGGTTACTTCTCAGTGGCTCATTCTCGTTCAGCGCTTCCACTACCCCCGGCCTGATCAGTGCGCTCATGGTCGGCGACTCGGGAGCATCCGCATCTTTCGCGATCAGGGACGCAGCGACCTCGGGCCTGCAAGCGGGCGATTATGTTCGTGTTCCGTACACGTCGTTCGCGCGATGCGCACTGGTGGACAATGGCTCGAACCTGCTGGTGCGCTCGGACGAGTTCGACAATGCCTCGTGGACCAAGACGAATCTCACTGTCACGGCCAATGGTGCGGTCGCACCAGATGGGACGTCCACTGCTGACCTTTTAGTCGAGAACAGTTCGAGCGGTTCTCATGCCGTTTCGCAGGCGGCCACCGTCAGTAGTAGCGCCGGAGACTACGCTTTTGTGGTCGCCGTGAAGGCGAACGTCCGAAGCTTCTGCGTTCTGTCGATGCAGGAAAACTCCGGCAGCACGACAGTGGATCAGTATTTCAATCTGGGCACTGGCGCTGTTGGAAGCACCGGCGCGACGGGGGCGAATTGGGCGAACAGACGTGCCTTCATAGTGAGCCTTGGGAGTGGCTGGTACCTGTGCTGTCTCGTGGCAAGAAAGACAAACTCAGCAACGCAGATTGCACCAGTTCTTCTGGCGGCAACGGCCGACGGCACGTCTAGCTATCTTGGCGGCGGCAACACGGCGCTCTTCGCATGGCGCGCGACCCTTGCGCAGTCCGCCGTGCCCGTGCGCCCTTCCCAGACAGTTAGCGCATCGACGACCGGTACCGCGCAGACCGGCGCGGCTCTCTACACCAAAGGGTGGCCGGTGAGCACGAGCGGCCTGCTTCTGACGGGCGATTGGTTCGAGATCAATGGTGAATTGAAGCAGCTCACCGCGCCGGTCAATTCCGATGCAGCGGGACTTGCCTACATGCAATTCCGTCCTGGACTTGCGGGCTCGCCGGCAGACAACGACCCGGTTGTCGTCTTCGAACCGTTCGGGCGATTCATCTACCCGCAGGGCACGCGCGAACTCGAAAACCTGTTCGGCATATACGGCGACTGTGAGATGAACCTCGAGGAGATCTACTCGTGAGCCGGTTTCTCTCGTCCTCCCAGCAGGCATACAGCGAGAGTGATCGTTTCGCGCTCCGGCAACTGGTCGACGTTGGCGTCACGAGCAGCACCATCTACGCCTGCAGCGGTTATCGCTATCTGTTCGCCATGGGGAACACGTACACCCCCGTCGGCGTGCTGGGCGGCATTGAGCCCATACAGGAGGAAAGCGACCCGTTCCCGCGTGGCCTCAAGCTGTGGCTCGCTGCCATCAATTCCTCGCAACTCTATGAGCCGCTGCGCGAAGACATGTTCAATCGCACGGTAAAGGTCTGGGAAGCGTTCCTAGATCCTGACACCCTCGCGCTGTCCAACACGCCGGAGCTTAGGTGGCAGGGCCGCATCAACGAGGTAGAGATCAGGTTCAATGATTCGGAGCGCGGCAACTACTACGAGGTGAGCGCAGAGACGGAACTTCGCCGGACACCTCAGAAAGCCTACTTCAACAAGGAGACGCTCTGGCTCACCTACAGCGGTGACACGTTCTATGATTTGATGCATCTGATCCCAACGCAGCGGACGATGTGGGGGCAGGAGGCGACGAACTTCAGCGCGCCGGGAACTGTCCCGCGATCTCCGGCGCCTGGTGGGCGGTACCTGAACCCATGAATCCGGACGCCGATATGCGTTATGCGCGACTCTCGCCGATCATCGAGACGTACCGGCGGCTGCCTTTCGCCTGGTCAATCCATGACTGCGTGCTATTCGCGGCGCGCTGTGTCGATGCGCAACTCGCTACTCAGTTCGAGACGTTCGTTCAGCGGGATTTCAAATACGAGGGCCCGGTATCGGCGTTGCGAATCGTGAAGGATGCAGGCGGATGGGAGCCGCTCATCAGCCGGTATCTTGGGCCGTCGGTCGGTCCAGAGCAGCTGACCTTTGGTGACGTCGTACTCGGGCACAACGAGCCCCCACGTGAGCGCACGACGCTCATGGGCATATGTGACGAGGAGCTATTCATTGCGCCCGGCGCCTTCGAGCTCGAATGGCTCCCCATGACGAATGCGATCCGAGGTTGGAAGCTCGATCGCATTCCAAGATGATCCATGTCAGAAGCGTTTTCACAAGGGGCCAGCTACGTAGCGGGCTCGATCGCCTCGGAGGGTACGGCCACTTACGTAATCGCCTACGCGGCCGTCTATGCCGCGGAGATCTACGCCCTCAATCGTGTGGCAGCCTCGCTGGGTGCCTCGAAGCCAAAAGGCGAGGGCAGGGGCCTTGAGGTGGCCATTACCGACACGGGGCAGGCAGCGTTCGCGCTCTATGGTCTCGTGCGTGTGTCCGGCGTCAACGTCATTCCG